TTTGATTCTTGCCATCTGTATCTTTATTCGCTTTACAATCGGCTAATATACATGGAATTACTGTCCCATTTTTGAGAACTAAATCAATATAAGTCCCTATTTTTTCTGTATAATATGAACCAACGGCTATGCAGTATCTTCCATCTACTTGTCTTATACCATAACTTCCTGTATAAGCTTTCTTTTGCAATTTATATTGTCTGCTGGAAGTATTAGTAATACATCTATAATCCATAAAAGAGCATAATTTATAATGAGGTATAGACGTATGTATTTTACTTTTTATTTTTTTTGTTGTAATATATTTCATTTGAACATATCCAACTTTGTTATCGACTTTTATTTTCGACCATTTTTTATTAATTATAATAAACTTAATCTTTTTGCCGTAAAACAATCGTTTAATGCTCTTGCTTTTAACATTTGGTTTTTTTCTTAGATTAAGATCATTAGCTTTTATATATGCCGTTTTATATTTTTTCTTCTTCTTTTTAATTGTTTGAGTACTTGTTGGAATATTAAGTGTTGTTTTTGTTTCTATTTGTTCATCGCTATGTGCTGCTATTGAATCAACGTCAACTGTAGACATAACGATGTTTTGGGGGACGTTTTTCTTACTTGTTTTCCCATCATATGACCAATAAATTACACATAACATAGTAATTAATGCGATTAACATACCAATTACTAATATGTCATAGCTTTTCTTGTTCTTTTTCATATTTCTCCTTACTCGTAAAATTTTAACAAATTGTTTTCTTTATAATTTTCTATGTTCAAAACTAAAACTTCACCATCTCGTAAAAATGTATTAAGTATTCTTTGGTCATATCTCCCAAGGTCATCACCAAGCTTACCCACACATATAAATGCATCGGGATGTTTTTCTAATTCTTTAATCAAGTCTTTTGCATAGATAATTCTTTTGTTATGCTGTGAAATCGCTTATCACCTCTTTTTATTATTCTCTTTTTTTTTTTATTTTGTTTTTATTTGATTATCTGAGCATAGATAAAAATTGCTCTTCTGTTATGATAGGAATATTTAATTCCTTTGCTTTTTTATTTTTAGAACTGTTAGAATCAATATAATTATTAATAAGATAAGTTGTTTTAGATGAAATACTTCCTGATACTTTTCCACCACGATTTTCTATATCGGCTTTCAATTCGTCACGATTTTTATAATGATTAACTGAACCAGTTACAACGAATATTTTTCCTTGTAATGTTTTTGGAATTTCATCTAATACTACATTAGGTGTTTCAAAATAAAATTCTTTTGAAAACTCAATAATTTTACTTCCATTTTTATTCCAATAGCCAATAATGGATTTACCTAATGCATCTCCTATTCCATTGATATGAGTAAATGCATCTTTACCACTGCTCATCAGAGCACCAATAAAAGTATCTAAACTTTGATTACATGCTTTTGCAATATCCTGGCTTACTGATTTACCGAGTAATGGAATAGATAAAGCGTAAAGGAAACGCTGAAGATTTGTATTACGAGACTCTTCAATAGAGGTAAGAAGCTTATCTACTGATTTTTTACCCAGTCCGTCTAAAGCTTTCATCTCATTTTCATGATCTGATAGATGATAAATGTCTTGAATTGAGTTTAACCAACCAAGATTAATGAATTTTTCTATTGTAGATTCTGAAAGACCATCAATATTAAGTGCGTTCTTACTAGCCGCATGTGTAAGCTTGCCAAGAAGCTTGCCCTTACAATTATCATTGGTACAATAAAGAACTTCTGAATCGTTATCCTTGATAATTCTTGTAGGCTGACCACATATAGGACATGTACGAGGTATATCAATATAATTTTTTGTATATTTATCATCTTCCTCTGCCCATCGAATCTGTGGAATTATGAGATTTGCCTTAAATACACCGATATGCTGTCCAATCCAAGGATTGCTAAGAATCTGTTTCATTACAGAAATGTTGTGTAATGATGCTCTTTCAACAATTGTCTGTTCTATTTCTATAGGATTGAACACAGCAGTTGGACATAAACTTCCTGTTTTGCCCATTGTCCATTCAATATCTACCAATTTTGTTTCTACTGAATCATTGAATATCTTATAAGCAATACCATTTCTAAAATGATGACTTGTATTTCCAAGAGACTTTCCATATTCAACATCATCAAACTTAAATACCACACCATCTTGAGGAAGATTTTCTTTTTCTGCAATATTAATAAAATTATCAATATGTATCTGTAACTGATTAAATTCATTTATTGTAATATTGTAGCACGGAACTACATCGAATCCTAAATTCTGAGCATTTAATAATCTTTTGTAGAATGAATTATCACTATCTCCTTCAACCACTTCCCAAGCATACCAAGATAATTTTCTATCTTTTACAATTGAAGTATCAAGGCTTGATAATGTGCCTGCTGCTAAATTACGGCTATTTTTATATTCTCCGTTTGTATTAATCTCAGCAAAATTATCTAATTTAATCAGTGCTTCACCATCAATTATATAAGTTCCTTCCTTATTAATATGTAATGGAACATTAGTGAATTGCTTAACATGTTCGGTTACATCAGATCCGACTGTACCATTCCCCCTGGATTCTGCTAAAACTAAATTACCATCTTTATAAGTAAGACGTACAGTTAAACCATCGAGCTTTACAGAAGCTACAAGATTATGATTATTTGCAAATTTAATAATCTCTTCTATGCTGTGACACTTTTCAAGTGAAAGCATTGGTGTTTTATGAGTAACTTCTTTGATATTATCTAATACTGTTGCACCAACACTATGAGTAGGACTATTAGATAACACAATACCCGTTTTTTCTTCCCACTGTTTTAATTCTTCAAGTTTATTATCAAACTCAGCATCACTCATGATAGGCTGTCCAGTATTATAATAAGCTTCGGAAGCGTTATTGAGTTCATTGACTCTTGCTGCAATATTAACTCTATTCATTTAATCCTCCTTTTCTCCACAAAATTCTTTTAAATATGTAAGCATTTCTGACTCTTCTGGGAAGAACGGATCTCGTTTCTTTTCGTTCTGTACCCAACATAAGAAGTTCATCCAAAATTGTCCTACTCTCCAATCAGGCATATATGTCATGTGTAATCGGGTTACTTCGTTGTAAAAGTTATATAATCTATTTGGATCTCTCGTATTAATCACCTCCTATGAAATGAACATTTACTTGTGTACTTCATAAAACCATTCATTGTATAAATCATATCTATTTTGAATATTAAGCCAATTAATTTTCTTGTTATTATCCTTTGCCCATTTTATAAATTCAGCAATCTTACCACAACAACGAAATTCAGGACACCCTGCCCTATAAATGCAATTAGGTACTAAAACATCTGATTCTAATGGATGTGTTTTATGTAATTCAATTTTGAAATCTTCTGCCAATTCAACGGCTTCTGGTGTGGCGTTTCCACACAATCTTTTTCTCCATCCATCAATACAGTTTTGCTCATTAGCATAACCATCAAAATTAACCAATGCATCTTGTGGTTTCTTTCCTCGTGGAGTATCATCGACCAATCTATCATCTCTTTGAGAGCTAATAAATTTTTCAAATTTATGTCTTGACCATTCTGTACTCAGCCAATAATAAATACCTTTCCATGACCAATCAAATTCAAGTAATCTAATTGGCGAATGTTCAGATATAAGCAACTTCTTTTTAAAAGTATCTGTTGCTTCGTTCTCTGTAAAATCTTTATTATCCGTGGTTCTACAATGATTCTTTACTCTCTTCCAATCATCACCAAACCAGTTAAAAACTGTTTTCAAAATTAATCCTCCTATTTTTTTAATCTAATGAAAATTTAGTTTACTGTAGATTTATTTATTATTTTCTACTAAATTTTTAACGTATTTACAGTTGTCACCGTATGTAATGTTGATTCCTTTCTTCTTAAAAATTTTCAAGTCATTTACTCTGTAATCAGCTATACGATACCAACCATCATCAGGGTTAAATCCATCACTAAAAACATGTTTTGTATTGAATCTACCTTCACAGTTATATAGTCCTTCCATACATCCATGACGATATACATTGATGTCAATTAAATTATCTTCTCTTTCTTTACACATATATCTTATTCCCATATCTTTCCTCCTAATCTCCACAAGAAATAATGGATTCTTGTTACTTATTTTTAGCACCCATATAGTTTTCTTTTGTAACTTCATAATGTTTAGTGTCATAATATTTGTTATCAATTAACTTTACATCATCCTTGAAAGTTCCAACAATTCTTCCATTATACTTTTTAACCATTTTGTCATATGATTTTTCAATTGGGTTGCCAACAACCACATAAAAATCAAGCTTTCTAAAATTATATTTTTCGAATATATCTTGCAATACCTGTCCAAGATCCATACCAAACGTTATCTTATCGTCTGTAAAATTCATTATGCTTAAACTGTATGCATAATTACATCTTCTGTTTACAGAATAACTAATATATCCAATCACATTGTCATCTTTAATGGAAACAAATTGATGTCGCTCCCATGTACTATCATCAATAGTCATAGCATCATAATATGTATCACTATTCCAAAATTTATATTTATCTTTGAACCAAATATCGTATTGTAGTTTTTCTAATTGCTCTTTGTATTTAATTGCAACATCTAACAACTCATTCACCCCCAATCTTCCAAAGAAACTGTCGATTATTGCTACTGTATTATTCTCTACAGTTGAGCTAATAAACTCTTAATTGGCTCTCTATTCATATTTTCTTTAGCCCATGATATGTAACTTGGATCTGACTGAGCAACATCAACAAGCTTCTCGCCACTGTGCTTTCCAAAGTTCAGAACATAATCCTCTAACTTAACGGTTTCTTTCTTTGGTACTTCAACCCCATCAAACAGAACTTCTATATCTTTGCGACTTGCAAGGTAGTCTGCTAAATGTAAAATTGTCTGATATTTGTTTTTAGGCAATGGCAATACCGTTGAACTTCTTTTATCAGTATTCCATGCACCCATATGGCTCTCAATTATAGTTGCAATCATTTCGATTTCTTCGTCAGAAAGTTCATTGCCTTTTAACTCACGAATAACATTAGCTGCTAAAAGAGGATGGTCAAACTTTGTATATTTATTTTTTGTGAAGTCATCATCATTCCCACTTTTTCGTGAATCATGCATCATCCCTGCAACTCTCATTAAATCTTTCTCTCTTTGAGTAAAATTCTTACCAAAGCAATCAACCGCAAAAATATGGTTTAAGAATCTTACTAAAGCACATGTATGTCTTGCCAATCCTAAATCACCAAGAGCATATTGAGGATGGTATTTTCCCGTACTTGACGCACCCACATTCCAAAAATAATCTGGTATTGTTTCAATACATCTTTCTGCAAATTTTCTAATATCTTCTGACTCAATTGTATTTAAAATCGAATCAAAAATACTTGACTTACTATTCATATATTCTCC